CCCCCACAACGGGCCCTAAAATCAGCCCCTCAATTGGCCCCAAACGCCCTCTATCTAAGGAGCAACTATGGGTAAAAGGGCCGCAACACCCTCTAAACCCGCTCGAACTGTGGAACAACGAGAGGCGCAGATGATCAATCTTGCGCTTGAGCTCGCTGAGAAGCAGCTTCGGGAGGGTACAGCACCGGCAACCACGGTGAACCACTACCTCAAGCTCGCCTCCACAAGAGAACAGCTGGAGGTAGAGAAGCTGAGGAATGAAACAGCACTCCTCGAGGCGAAGAAGACGGCGCTCGTCAGCGCTGAGCAAGCCGAGAAGATTGCCAAAGAAGCCATCGAAGCCTTCCGTACATACTCTGGAGCGGGAGATGTTACGAACGTATACTGAACTGGCGCGCCTCGAGACCTTTGAGGAGCGGTTTGACTACCTGGCTCTCACCGGGCAAGTCGGTACAGCCACGTTTGGCTTCGATCGTTACCTGAACCAACGATTCTACACCTCGACGGAGTGGAAGAAGGTCAGGAACTTTGTTCTGGCTCGAGATGAAGCCTGTGACCTCGGGATCGAGGGACTTGACATCAGATACATGCCGCTAATCCACCACATGAATCCGATTCAGCCCAAAGATCTCGAGGAATTCAATCCAGACATCCTCGAGCCAGAGTTTCTCATCACGACAACCAAGAATACCCACAACGCGATACACTTCGGAGACCGATCGAGGTTGACACCACGAGTTGTTGAGCGTCGACCGAATGATCAAGCTCCCTGGAGGATCTAATGGGAACAATTCTTGAAGATACTAAGAAGGCAATCGGCATCATGCCGGGATATGACGCCTTCGATGACCAGATCCTGATGCATATCAACACTGCGCGGATGGATCTCGCACAATTGGGGCCAAAATGCGACGTCTCAATTGAGAAGGATACCGCTTGGACTGTCTTTGATTCAATCGACGACGAAGCGGCAATCAAGTCTTACATCGCCATGAAGGTTAAGCTGTTCTTCGACCCACCGGGGAACTCCTTCTTGGTTCAGGCTTACCAGAAGCTGATCGAGGAGGCAGCATGGCGACTGATCTATCAGACCGAGGGGAAGCAGAGGTAGAAGACCTCATTCACCACGGTGTAAAAGGCCAGAAATGGGGTGTCATCCGCAAGAAGGCTAGCGCTGGTCGGAAGGCCACCATCAAGGCTATCCAGAAGAGCGGGCGATTCACCGCCAACGCCACCAAGACGACCATCAAGACTGCTCGAACTGGGGCAGCTAAGGTTCAGAAGGCTAAGCAGGCTCACGATGCCAGAGTTGCCGGAAAGAAGCAGGCAAAGGCCGACGCAAAGGCCCGAAAGAAGTTCGCAAATCGCGGATACAAGAAGATCAGCGACTCCGAGCTTCAGTCCCGAATTAAGCGGCTGGAGCAAGAGAAACGCTATCGGGAGCTCAAGGCCGATCGCCACCTGGTTCGAGGTCGTGAGGTCACTCGGTCGATCCTCGAGAACTCTCTGACTAAGGCTGGAACGTACGCCGCAACCAAGGCTATGAAGACGGCTTTCGATAAGTCGTTCGATCCCGGTAAGACCGGAAAGTCAGCCGGAGAGACGCTCAAGAAAGCGGCAGAAAAGGCTAAGGAAGCAGCAGAGGCTGCGTCAGTTGTCGCCGAAGAGGCGCATAAGACATATAGTTCTACTGGTGGCCTCGATCGTAAGAAGCTACCTAAGGCGTCTACGCCAAAGCAGATCGAGAAGCCGAAGTCGTATAAGCAGACCAAGCCTTCTCCCAAGAAGAAGCGCTACCCGCGCAACCCTGGGAGCACAGCTAAGTAATGCTCTCGAACACCGCAGTACCAAAATACTACGGGCAGTTTCGAGATGCAGTCGTCCGAGGAGAGATTCCGGTATGCGAAGAGATCTCATGCGAGATGAATCGTATCGATGCTCTTATCGCAAACCCAGAATATTACTATGACGACAAAGCTGTAGAGGGATTTATCGCTTATTGCGAGAACGAGCTCACGCTGTCCGACGGAGCCGACCTCCATTTGCTCGACAGCTTCAAGCTCTGGGCCGAACAGCTCCTTGGCTGGTACTACTTCGAGGATCGCCAGGTCTTCGTCCCGTATGAGGATGGAGTCGGCGGTCGATACGAGACCAAAACAGTAAAGAAGCGCCTTACAATCAAGCAGTATCTGATCGTTGCTCGTGGAGCGGCGAAGTCGATGTATATGTCACTCATCCAGAACTACTTCATGGTGATTGACACTACAACGACGCATCAGATCGCTACGGCTCCGACCATGAAGCAGGCTGAAGAGGTGATGGGTCCTTTCCGGACCGCTATCACCCGAGCCAGAGGTCCGCTGTACAAGTTCCTGACCGAGGGATCCATTCAAAATACAACTGGTGCGAGGGCTAACCGCCAGAAGCTGGTTGCTACGAAGAAGGGTGTGGAGAACTTCCTCACCGGATCCCTCCTCGAGGTTCGACCCATGTCTATCGACAAGCTGCAGGGTCTTCGACCCAAGGTTTGTACAGTAGATGAGTGGCTTTCCGGCGACATCCGCGAGGACGTGGTCGGTGCACTTGAACAGGGTGCCTCGAAGATCGATGATCCAGTAATCCTGGCCGTCTCGTCCGAAGGAACCATCCGCAATGCGGTGGGCGACACCATGAAGATGGAGTTGCTCAAAATCCTGAAGGGTGAATACATCGCCCCTCACATCTCAATCTTCTACTACCGCCTTGACGACATCAAGGAAGTAGCAGATCCTGCTATGTGGGTGAAAGCCCAGCCGAACATCGGCATCACTGTCTCTTATGATCGGTACCAGCAGGACGTCGAGCGAATGGAACAAGCTCCAGCTGCTCGAAACGACATCCTCGCCAAGAGGTTCGGAATCCCCATGGAGGGATACACCTACTTCTTCACCTACGAGGAGACAATCCCGCACAGGAAGAATACATTCTGGAACATGCAGTGCGCTATGGGCGCCGACTTGTCACAGGGTGATGACTTCTGTGCATTCACCTTCCTATTCCCACTCCGGAATCAGGCTTTCGGCGTAAAGACGCTGGCATACATCTCTGAGCTGACGCTCATGAAGTTGCCTGGTGCCCTACGCCAGAAGTATGACGAGTTCATCCAAGAAGGAAGCCTCCGAGTCATGGAGGGGACCGTCCTGGATATGATGGAGGTCTATGAAGATCTAGACCAGTACATCGACGAACAGAAGTACGACGTCTCGGCGTTTGGGTTTGACCCATACAACGCCAAGGAGTTCGTAACTAGGTGGGAGCAGGAGAACGGACCGTACGGTATCGAGAAGGTAATCCAGGGTGCTAGAACTGAATCGGTCCCCCTCGGGGAGCTGAAGAAGCTGGCCTCGGAGCGCCTTCTCATCTTCGACCAGGAACTCATGTCCTTCACTATGGGGAACTGCGTGACTCTCGAGGATACTAACGGAAACCGAAAGCTGCTGAAGAAACGCTCGGAAGAGAAGATCGACTCAGTGGCTGCTCTGATGGATGCCTTCGTGGCATACAAGATCAACAAGGAGGCATTCGAATGAGCGAGGAGGTGAAATGGGTCTTAGTGATCGACTAGCTCACGCATGGAATGCGTTTTCAAAATCCCCGGACAAGAAGAACTTCACACCGGAGTACGGTTCGTGGACATTCGGTAATCCAAACCTGAATTACCGACCTGTCGTCGGCGACCAGACAATCGTCACGAGCATCTATAACCAGATTGCTATCGATGTATCGAATGTTCCTATTCGGCACGTCAAGACTGACGATAATGGCAACCTTAAGAGCTACTACCGTAGCTACCTTGATGACTGCCTGTCTCTGAGCGCCAACATCGACCAGACCGGTCAGGGATTCTTCCAGGATTTGGTACTCACGCTCTTCGAAGAGGGCGCTGTAGCGATCGTTCCAGTAGATACAGATGTCAGCCCAGATTTGACTCAGGGCTACGACATCAAGTCTATGCGAGTCGGCACAATCCTGAACTGGTATCCTCGCCACGTTCGAGTTGAGGTCTACAACGACCAGACTGGACAGCGAGAACAGCTGACTCTCGAGAAGGAGTTCGTTGCTGTTGTGCAGAATCCTCTGTACAGCGTGATGAATGCTCCGAACTCGACACTGCAGCGACTGACGCAGAAGCTCCACCTGTTGGATGCCATCGACAAGCAGTCTGGATCTGGTAAGCTGGACATCATCATTCAGCTTCCGTACGTCGTCAAGACTGAGCTGAAGAAGCAGCAGGCTGAGGCACGACGAAAGGCCATTGAGGAACAGCTCGCAGGGTCTCAGTACGGTATCGCTTACACCGACGGTGCGGAGCGAATCACTCAGCTGAACCGACCTTCCGAGAACAACCTCATGAGCCAGATTCAGTGGCTCACCACCCAGCTGTACAACCAGCTCGGAATGACCGAGGATGTCTTCACCGGCAAGGCTGATGCTCGTCAGATGCTGAACTACCAGAACCGAACGGTTCGTCCAGTTCTGAAGGCGATCACGGATGCCATCACCAGGACTTTCCTCACCAAGACTGCCCGAACGCAGCGACAGCGGATCATGGCTATCGAGGATCCGTTCCTCAACGTCCCGCTGGAGGAGATGTCCAAGCTGGTCGACTCCGTCAAGCGTAATGAGATTGGTACCGCCAATGAGCTTCGACCGAAGTTTGGCTGGGCCCAGTCCGAAGACGAGACGGCAAACCAGTTGGTGAACTCCAACATCAATCCGATGGGCGAGGAACAGCCGCCTGGCGAAGAGCCGGTCGACGAAGTCCCTGCATCGGAGGTACCAATTTCCGAACTGATGGAGAGTAGTCAAAATGGCAGTTAAGTGCGATTTCTCTGGCTACGCCACGAAGAACGATGTTCGGTGCTCGGATAACAAGGTCATCCGACACGGGGCATTCGCGGCGTATGATGGGAAGACTGTACCTCTGGTCTGGCAGCACAAGCACGGCGACGTCGAGAACGTCCTCGGGCATGCCGACCTTGAGGTTCGTGAGGATGGCGTCTACGCCTACGCCCACCTCAACAACACCGACCGTGGCCGGACCGCTCGAGAGATGGTCAAGAACGGCGACATCAAGGCGATGAGTATCTACGCCACCCACGTTCGGGCTCGGGGCAACGACGTTGTCCACGGCGAGCTCGTTGAGGTGAGCCTGGTGCTCCGCGGCGCTAACCCTGGCGCACTCATCGACCAGGTCTCCATCGAGCATGGTGACGACGGCGATGAGATCGAGGCTGTCATCTACACGGATGCACAGCTGGACTTCGTCTCGCACGGTGATGACGTCGAGGACGAGGATGAGGACTTCGAGGCGGAGGAGACGGACGACGTCGAGCACGCTGAGGAGGAGCCGGAGGCCGATGAGGCTGAGGGCGACGAGGACGACCCCACGCTCGGGGAGATCTTCGAAGGGATGACAGAGGAGCAGAAGACGGCGGTTTATGCCATCGTCGGACAGCTCGTCGATTCCGTAGATGAAGAGGCGGAGGAGTCTGAGACCGAAGAGGTCGAGGACACCGCCCATTCCGACACAACTGAGGATACTATGGCTCACAAGAACGTGTTTGAGGGCTCCGCTACCACCGAGGAGCTCCCCGTCCTGACTCACGCCCAGGTCGAGACCATCTTCGAGGACGCTCGCTCTAGCGGCTCCCTGAAGCAGGCCATCCTGGCTCACGCCGACGCCTACGGCATTAAGCAGATTGAGACCCTCTTCCCCGAGGCCAAGGATCTGTGGAACCAGCCGGAGTTTATCAAGCGCAAGACCGATTGGGTCAACTCCGTCGTCGGCGCTGCCAAGCACTCGCCCTTCTCCCGTATTCGCACCCGCTTCGCCGACATCACCGCGGACGAGGCCCGGGCCCGCGGTTACATTAAGGGCAATAAGAAGGAAGACGAGGTCTTCACGTTGCTGCAGCGTGTTACCTCGCCGACCACCATCTATAAGAAGCAGAGGTTGGATAGGGACGACATCCTCGACATCACTGACTTCGATGTCGTCTCCTACATTCGCGGCGAGATGAAGATCATGCTTGAGGAGGAGCTCGGTCGGGCCGTCCTCATCGGCGATGGTCGTCAGGCTTCCTCCAAGGACAAGATCAAGGAGGACTGCATCCGCCCGATCTACAAGGAGGACAGCCTCTACGCTCCTCGCGTCATCCTGGCCACGGAGACCAC